AGTTAAGGGCATCTAAAGCAGAAGATCCTGTAGTATCAGTGCTAGTATTAGATAAATCTGGACCCACTGGTATATTGTTAATTAAACCGTTATCTGCTGGGCTTGTAGTTCCTGTAGCTGTGTCTATAGGCGCTTGGTTATTAATCATGCCTGTAGCTGCATCTACTCCGGTTGTACTTGGCGTACCATTAAATAGCCCTGTAATCGTTGACAATAAATTTGATCCAGTATTGACTCCTGCAGCTCCTAATAAACTATTAGCTGCAGAACCTAAATTTGAAAGCCCTGTAATGTTTTGTAACATCGATGGGGTTTGCGTATTTGTAACCGCTGTTGGAGCTTTAATGGTGCCTAAGATATTAGCTAAGTCAGCTGTTGCTGTCAATGGTGATGCTTGCTGTGCTTGGCCTAATGTTGTCTCAGTAGAAGTGCCTTGAGTACCTACGTTAGTTAATCCTGTTGCCGCATTGACACCAGTCTGTTGGTTAGACAATGCCGCCTGCATTTGTTGTGCAGTTAAGGCATTTTGAGCATTTGTTACTGCTGTATCGGCAGCAGATACATCTCTCATACCACCAAATCCACCACTTGCAATTGCGCCAGCATCAGCTGGAGCTACATAACTTGGTAGTAGCCCTTGTAATTGTTGATTCTGTGCAGCAAATAATCCACCCATAGCCGTATTAGTATTTGGTGTTACTGCGCCAGTTGTAGCGTTTGTAGTCCAAGGGTTTGTTGCACCAGTAGCAATAGTATTAAGAGAACCCTGAGCTTGTGTAAATGGATTAGTTGCAGGATTACTTAAATTATTAATTGCTGTACCAGCGACTGTATTTTGTAACGATGGAACATTTGCAGCTCCTGCCGTTGCCCCACTCACAACATTTTGTTGTGCTTGGTCATACCACGATGGCATCGTAGTGGTTTGGGTTGCGGTTCCTTGCGTTAATGAGTCTAAGGCTGAAGCCATTATTTTCCTACCTTTTTAACTGCAATTGATAAATATCCCAATGGGCCCTTGCTATCAGGAGGCAAGCTATCAGAATCATTTGACTGTTTGTGTTCCCTAATAACCTTTAAGAACTCGTCTAAAATCTTAGAACCTGCCTCATTGCTACCGTTACCTAAATCAGATACGATATGTGCTGGCAATACAAATTCGCCCTTAGCTAACATGGCCGGAACGCTGTCACTTGTACCATCACCTTCGCCAGTAACATATGTGTTACTCTTAGCACCACCTTCAGAATAAAACTCTGGAATATGTCCACCATCTGCAAAGTGCGGTGCCGTATCAGCCATAGATGGGAAGTTAGGGTTTACACCATGTAATGAAGCTGTAGAAGACCCTTTGTTTTGACCTACATGAAAGCCTGAGAATTCAAATGGTGAAACTCCACCACCTTCAGCATATTGAGGTGCTTGTACATTAGTGTTATATGTTGCGGGAGCCGCACTAAAAGTTCCACCTAAATTAACCCCGCTGTTAGAACCTGCAGTCATTCCAGGAGTAAAATTAGTAAATCCTCCATTAGAAGATCCCACAGTACCGTTTAAATTAGAGGTATTTGTACCTGTACTATTGCTAGTGGGTGTTGTCGTAGTGCTAGTGGGTGTTGTCGTAGTGCCCAAACCTAATGCACCTAAACCAGCACTAACACCAGCTTTAGTAGCTGCATTAGTCAATGCATTAGTAACGGAACTCGGAATGCCCGGAAGTCCACCGGTGGATGGAAGGGTTGTAGTCTGTGTCAAATCTACAGGATTAGGTAAGCTGGGATCGGGAGTGACACCGGGTGGTGTTTGGGCTGGACCATAAGGGCTTCCAGTTGTATCAATAGGAGTATTTGGAGCTGCGCCAGAAGTATCTATTGGAGTTGATGCAGAATCTATTGGAGTTGCAGCAGAGTCTGGACCTAATACATTACCAAGAATATCTGAAGCGCTAGGAAGAAAATCCATACCCGGAATAACGCTGGTTACGAAATCAGACATTTTTATTCCAGTTTAAATGAGTATACAGTTTCAAAATGTCCAGCTCCTAATCTCTCTAATATTTTACCAAAGTCATTATTAGGTTTTACACCAACTAATATTCTTTGGGGGTTATGTTTTTTAATTTCATTAAGGGAATGCTTTAGGAATTTATATCCAAATAGCCCTTTTCTATATTCTTGTAATACAAATATTGCATCTGATGTTGCAGTAAGACTTGTCTTATAATGGGGTGGGTAAAATAATACCCAAAAGCTAAACCCTATTAATTTACCATTATCTCGAATAGTATATATTTTTAATCTATTCCGGCTTTCTAGGTGCCAATAAAACTCTGCATTAAATCCTTGGGCAACATAAAGCTCTGCTACCTCATTATAAAATACATCAAATAACGGTTTTGACTCTGGTAAAAACGTAACTAATGTTTCTTGCTGATAGGTTATCATCTAAGTATACTAATACATAAAATGCTTATTATACGCCCTTTTACCGCACAACACCATTGACTATTAAACTAAATTCATTTGCCCAATCTTGCCAATTTGGATACAAACTAGGGTCTGGAACTGGATACCCAGAAAAAGCAGGTGTTTGAGCTATATTGTTAGCTGTTTCATGCCACTTATCTTCGGTAGTGTATGCGATTGGTTCAGCCCCATAAGACATTATCAAATTACCATTAAAGTCTTCCCAGCTAGAATAGTGAGGTACATAAGGAAAGAATTTTGGTATACTGGTCATTATGGTCTCATATGTATGTATACATAAAAAATATCGTTTAAAATCATATACTTAGCTAAGGTCTTTCATCCCCAAATTCAGCAGTAATTAAAATACGACCTAATTCGTAGTTGCCTTCAATCTCATTAGACTCAAACTTTAAACGAACTTCACGATGCTCTATACGTAAATCTATTTTACCTATATCTGGGGTGAACGGGAAGGGTCCTGAGTCTTCTTCTAATCCTTGGGCAAAGGGTTTGCCTAGGACAGACATATTAAGTGTTCCAGCCTGCACAAAATCGGGTTCTATACGTCTTAAATGTGTTCTTCTATTAATTGATGGTGAGTTATGTGCCGTAGGGCTTCCTCCGACCCAACTAATATCACAAGTAGTGAAATTAGATAATATGGCAGTTTCTGCATTTAGTGTGACTTTATTTAATCCAACTTCATGTTGCCAAATACCGTAACCACCACCAATAGAATAAAATGCTGTATCAACATTAAGGATTGATGGAAATGCAGAAGTAACAGTAATTAAAGTTACATTATGTGCGACATTATAAATACTTGAAGCAATTTGATATATTGGATCAAAAGCAATTTGAGATAAAGTTAAATAAGACCCTGGAGAAAACGTAGGGGTTATGTTTCCTGGACCATATATTTGATATATGGTTGGGGCTGTCATTCCAGAGGGTGTTGCAACTACGTCATATTCAATACTGTAGGATGTATTATAATCCCAACTGGCCCATATAGGTGTAGGGAATATTTCAGTAGTGTACCCGCTTGATCTACGAGCTCCTTCAGCTTGGCCTGCATCATACCAAATTTTATCCTTAACATTATAAATAATAGCATCGGTACATTCTGTTTCAGTTCCTCTAGGGTAGAAGAACCAAATTTCATTGTACCTAGGTACCTTAGTAGCCCAAACATATTGCCTTTGTTGGTAATTTAAATTATTAAATAACCAGTTTACATTTTTATCATTTGGAAGAACTTGAACCATACCATTGTAAACATAGAACCTATCTACGCCCATCCAGTAATATAGTCCGTCCATTTCAACAACAGACCTAGATGACATAATAGATGTCTGGCTTGATACAATATCGTACTGCCAATACGTAGAACCATTATTAACAAAAGATACTCGAATTAAACTATCTGTAGCCCAGAATAATCCTGAAGGGGAACTTGTACCCCCACGAACTGGCACACCAAATACAACTTTACCAGAGGCCATATTGACCTGATTGGCTAATGGGCCATTCCAATCGTTTAATGTTTGACTTCCATAAACAGAACTTACATTGTTATTGGCTATGTAGCCATTTGAGCCATATACAAATAAGAAAGGATGAATCGTACAAACACCACCATCAACTGCAATTGGTTGATATGTTGGGCTTGTTCCTGCAGTATCGGCTAACCCAGTAAATACCCATTGATTTCCGGAGTTAGGTATTGTAGATCCTAAGTATACCTGTGTATTAACGCCGTTATCAATATTAGATAGGTTTAATCCCGGATGCATGACTAAATTAAGTGCACCCCCTAATGGAGAATATTGAAAGTCAAACTGCCATAATAAATCTGGGTTTGCAGTAAAGTAATCATTAGCCAACCAAACGCTAGAGATAGTTCCAGAATAGCTAGGGCTAAAATTAACTATTGTAGCTGTTCCTGAAAAAGATGATGTTGTTACTGTATATATTGTTGGAGTAGTGGATTGACTAAATACTATTTTAGTTCCGGTACTATATAAACTTGTATGATTAGTTGCACTTGTAATAGTCAATGATGTTGTTGTATTTGCAGTAACCGCAAATTGAGAATATCCAACAAGGAATTGAGCAAAATATGGTCCTGCACCAACAGCAAGAGATTGGCCTGTTAAAAATACATCTAAGCCAAGTTGATTGCCTGCAAATATATAGTTTACACCATTATATCCATTTAAAACCATTCCTCTAGCAGGGCCACGAAATGATGAAAATAGTTGAGTATATCCACCTATTTTCTTTGGTGTGCCGCGTTGGAACCTACACCAAACACCATCTGTACATTCGGTAGATTCAAATATGGTACCATCCCGTTTAATACCTGCAGCAACTCCTAAAGCATATACTTGAGAATATTGTTGTGGTATTTGACTAGGTTGTTCCGCCATTTAAAATACACCGCCCGGAATTAGTCCCGCGTTGAATGTTGCTACAGTGGATATTTGGGGGTTAAGAACATTGGTGTTATCCAGATTTAGCATTTCTACACTATTGACTGTCAATCCTAAAACATGGGAACTGGCTAAATACATTCCTGTAGTTGTGTCACTAGAAAAGGTAAATGATGGGGCGCTAGCTGATCCATCTCCCGCAACAAAGTTAGAAACTGATGCTTGTGAGATTGGGAATATTGTACCCCCGTCTGTACCTGCAACCACGACATCACCAGCGTATAGTGTTAGTGGTGGTGTAGTACTTCCAGATACATTAATAACAATGTTATATAGCCCTGATGTAGTATTATTTACTAATACATAGAGCTGTGTAATTGCTGGGAGAGTAACAATTAGGTTAGTTGTTCTGGTGCCTGATAGCGCTACGTAGGTTTCAATGATTGGCGCATTAGCCACTAAATTAAGTGCGGATCCAGAAATGCTGTCTACATCATATGTAGCTGCTGAAAAAGTAATACTATTGGGAACAGCCCAGCCAACTGTGAAAAAGTTGCCAGATGAAATGTCATAAATAATAATCCCAGAATCCCCAGGATTAGTAGTAATAGATGGAGAACCATTGATTGTAGATGGGCTTTGGGGAGATATCGTGAGTGAACCTGTACCGTTATTTCTAAAACCAATATACCAGCCAGATAGAATTGATGAATAGCTAGGTAGGGTAAAACTTCCTGCACCAGAATTCCATACATAGGTAGACGCTCGACTTGATTCTGCAATTGTAGGAGAGGCTGATACTTGAATAATATTACTTGATGTTGCTAATTTACCAGAAAGAGTAGTTGATAACCCATACCCAGCTAAACTTGCTGCATCTGCAGAAGAAGTGCCAGTACCAAAGGTTACATTATTCCAAACACCATCTGGGGTAGAATTATCAGCCAAATAAAAGTATTTAGAAGTCCCCGCTGGAATTGAAACTGCATTGTCTTGTAAATAGGAATTAACTGTAAATGGTACTGAACCCAAGTTACGTATTAATATATCTGATCCAACAGTACCCTGAGAGGCATCGGGTAAGAATATTGATAGTAGGGTTGTTGCTGGGGTACAGTCAATAATTCGAGCCACCGCAACTTGTGTTTCATTAACTACCGCAGGCCAGTATAAAGGTGTATTATTAGTAAGGGCAAGCGCAAGATACGAAACATCTGTAGGCTGAACCACTGTTCCAGTGAATGGGGAAACGTATGTAGGTGTTGTCATATTTATGGCTCTTGGATACTGGTGTTTCGATCGATTTTACGAGAGTTATCTTCTTTCTTTACTGCGGCCATGGCATCATCAAAATAGCCTTTCCATACACCAATCTTATCTAGTGCTTTAAGGTATACCATAGCATGATATAAAGCCCCATACAGCATTAGTTGTGGTGTTGTGGCAGTGAATAGATTAGTTTGGTTGCTTGCATCCAATGGTTGAATTAAACTATAGTAGATTATTTCAACGGGATATACTGCATCTGGAGCTGGGGCAAAATTCCAGTGACTGTAGTCATAATCAGCATAATAGATAGGTTCTCCAGAAGTAGATTCAGATTGAAGCTGTGCTACATAGTCTTGACCCCTTAACAGTATTGGAGCTCCATTGATTTTCATAGAGATGGTTTTACGCCAGCGAACTGGTTTATCTAGTACTGTTTGGTTCACTGCTAGGGTAGTCTCTACCACATTTAATTGAAGCAGTGTCTTTAACTCAGCAGCAATACTTGCCTCTGTTAAGGCAATTATTGTAGGGATTGTAGCTACAAACTGATCATCGTTTCTTTCAGTATAGTTAATGATATCTGCTACAAGGCTATCGTAATTCATTATGGAGCTCATTTAACTATCTCGTGTAGTAACTGAAATTTGGTTGCAGATATATTGGAGATTTGTCTCTATCCTCTTCTTCGAATTGAGTTCTTAAATCTAGTGCAAGTTTTTCTAAGTACAAAACCCGGTTTAAATCCACTCCGGGGAGTTGCATAGATAGTTTGTGAGATAATGCTGCTTGGATATATGGCACCACACGATCAGGTAAATATAACTGATTAGACAGATCACCAACATCTTGAGGTTGCATTTCAAGAATCATTTGAAATACTTGATAATTATTATTAGGTACTGGCCATAGATACATTTCAGGATCAATTTGGCG